CGGATAACAAAACTTCATTCGAATTATCAAACGGTTCTCAGATCAAGGCCGGAACCACTTCTGGAGACGCGGGTCGTTCGGAAGCATTATCACTGCTCGTTATAGACGAGGCAGCACACGTAGAAGGCCTTGACGAGTTGTGGACGGGTCTTTACCCTACTTTGTCTACTGGAGGGCGCTGCATAGCCTTATCGACCCCTAATGGGGTAGGAAATTGGTTCCACAAGACATACGTTGATGCCGAGACAGAAGATAACGATTTTCATCCAATTAATTTGCCTTGGGATGTCCACCCAGAAAGAGATCAGGCTTGGTTTGTAAAAGAAACAAAAAACATGTCTCGAAGACAAATTGCACAAGAATTAGAGTGTAACTTCAATACATCTGGTGATACGGTTATACATTCCGACGATATGCAGTGGTTGTTTGAGAATGTCAAAGATCCAATTTATCGAACCGGTTATGATAGAAACTTTTGGATATGGGAAAAATATATTGAAGGCGGTTCTTATTTGTTGGTAGCTGACGTTGCTCGAGGAGACGGAGCTGACTATTCCGTTTACCACATAATCCGCCTTGATACAATGGAAGTCGTGGCAGAATACCAAGGCAAGCCAAGCCTTGACCTTTATGCAAACATTTTATACGAAGCTGGTAGGGAGTATGGATTCTGCTTGTTGGTTGTCGAGAATAATGGAATTGGTATTTCCGTTCTTGAGAAACTTAACACGCTTGGATATCCAAAAATTTACTACTCCATCAAGTCAACGCACGAATTTATTGAAGCAACATTAGCTGAAAACAACGATAGAGCAGTTATGGGATTCACAACCAGTGTTAAAACTAGGCCCCTAATTGTTGCGAAACTAGAGGAATACATAAGAAATAAACTAATTAAAGTGAATTCTAATAGGATTTTTCATGAATTTAAAACATTTATATGGTATAATGGTAAACCACAGGCAATGCGTTCCTACAACGATGACCTTGTCATGTCTTTGGCAATTGCATGCTGGGTGCGCGACACAGCACTGCAGGAAAACCAGAGAGAAGTTGAATATAAAAAGGCAATGTTAGGCGGTATTGTAAAATCTACCCAAACATTTGAAACAAGGATAAAAGGACAGAAAGGATACAAAGAAACATTCGACCAAAAACATGAAGAAGAAATAAAGAAGACAAAAGATTTTCTGTGGATTTATAAAGGATAAAAAATGGCTAGACGTAACAACAATAATAAAAACCCCAACAATAACGACTCACCCTTATACAAAGCGTTGACTCGTATTTTTTCTGGGCCAATTGTTCAAAGAAGAACACAAACCGGTCGTCAACTTAGAAGACGGCAATTAGATAAATATTCAGCTAAATTCAAATCAACATCAGGATTGCAGTTCAAGAAATCTGAATACAACCCAATGAACGTAATGGCTCTCAATATGATTCAGAATAGAAATCGTTCCGAGCGTTATGTTGATTTTGATCAAATGGAGTATACTCCGGAAATAGCTTCGTCTCTTGACATTTATGCAGACGAAATGACAACACACTCGAGTCTCACTCCGATGCTAAACATTAAGTGCGCCAATGAAGAGATCAAGTTTATTCTTCATTCCTTGTATTACGACATACTAAATGTTAATTCGAATTTATTTGGATGGGCAAGAACAATGTGTAAGTATGGAGATTTCTTTCTTTATCTTGACATCGATGAGCACATGGGTATTAGAAACTGCATTGGGCTCCCACCACAGGAAGTTGAAAGACTTGAGGGGCAAGATGAATCTAATCCAAACTACGTGCAATTTCAATGGAACTCTGGTGGGCTTACATTTGAGAACTGGCAGATTGCACATTTTAGAATATTAGGTAACGATAAGTATGCTCCTTATGGAACATCAGCTTTAGAGCCAGCTAGACGTATCTGGAGACAATTGACGCTCCTTGAGGATGCTATGATGGCTTACCGTATCATTCGAGCTACGGATAGACGTATTTTCAAGATTGACGTTGGTGGGATTGCTCCACAAGAAATCGAACAATACATGCAAAAAATTATGACGCAAATGAAGCGTCATCAAGTTGTCGATCCGGACACAGGGCGAGTAGACTTAAGATACAACCCTCTATCGATTGAAGAAGACTATTTCATACCTATTAAAGGCGGACAGAGCTCAACAGACATTGTGAACTTGCCCGGCGGTAATTTTACTTCACAAATAGAAGATGTTAAATACCTTAGAGACAAGCTGTTTTCTGCTCTCAAAATACCCCAGTCATACCTTACAATGGGTGAGGGGGCCACTGAGGACAAAACAACCCTTGCTCAAAAAGACATCAGATTTGCGAGAACCATTCAAAGATTACAGAGGGTCGTTGTATCAGAACTAGAAAAGGTTGGTATCATTCATCTGTTTACTTTAGGATTCCGTGGTGACGACTTGCTCAGTTTTGATCTTTCTCTTAATAACCCTTCAAAGATTGCAGAGATGCAAGAGCTAGAACACTGGAAGACCAAGTTTGATATTGCTGGTGCTGCTACCGAGGGTTACTTCTCGAAGCGATGGGTATCAGAGCACCTCCTTGGGTTATCTCAAGAAGAATACATCCGAATGGAGAGAGAGATGTTTTATGACAGAAAACTGGCTGCATCTCTAGAATCGGTAGGTCAAGCTGCAGAAGGTGGCGGAGATTTAGGTGGTGACCTAGGCGGTGATCTGGGAGGAGACGACCTTGATCTTGGTGGAGATACCGGAGGTGGTGATCTAGACCTCGGAGGAGACGAAGGCGCAGACACTGGCGGTGACACTGGTGGAGGAGAAGACGATGTTCTTCTAGCAGAGCCGCCCGGAAAGAGAGATGATGATGCAAAGCCAAAGAAGCGAGGACCTTATAAGAGTCACCAAAGCACTTATCGAAAAGGTGGCAAGAGAAAACAAATGAACAATATGGCCTCTGGTGAAATTGGCACTCTTCGCAAAACTTTTCCGGGCAAGGTTGGCTTTGGAGGATTGGACTCATTATCTCGTGGAATGATGGAAGGTCAGAAATCCGATATTTTAGAAGAACAAAAACTATTTAGTACTGATTTTGAAATAAAGAACCTCATAGAATCACTTAAGAAGGACAAAAACAATGAAACTAACTAAGCAACAATTGAAACAAATCATCAAAGAGGAACTAGAAAAGGTCCTAGGAGAACAATACTTTAGTCCGATCCATGGATCAGGAACATCATCTGGTTCGAACCAAGAAACTTGGATGAAAACTGACGCCGAGATAGAGAGAGAAAATGCACCGAACCCAGAAGATGTAAAGCGTGACGCTGCTTATGCTAAAAAAATGCGTCAAAAAAAGTTTGCCGACCAGAGTGCAGAAATTGCCTCTTCTAAAGCAAAATCAGAAAAAGAAGCAAAGATACAAAGACACTATGATAGAGTAAAAAACTCTATTATTAAGATGAATCCAGTTGGTAATCTTAATATGGATGAAAATGAATTTGGTAATTTTATGAACCAATTAGAAAATGTTTTAAATTTTTATAAGAACCGTAAACAAAACGGCGCCTTAAAAGACTATGGGGTTTTTAAAAGTGATGACGCAAAGTATGCCTTGGACAATATTGCAAGATATAAAAAAAGTTATGATGACCAAGACATAATGGTTCTCTTGCGTGACTATGTTGGACGTGAAGATGTTGGAAAAAGAACATTTATGAAAAAAGCCGGATCTTTCTTACGAGGCAAAGGCTTTAAAGAAGAATAACAAAAAAAAGGATAATAGTATGAAACACAATAAGAAAAGAAATACCGCTTTTCTTTACGAATGTCTGATAAAAGAATTGACTAAAGCAATCGTCAGAGAAAACAAACAAAGACAAATTATTACAAAAACTATAATTAAAGAATTTTTCTTTAAAGATAGTTTGTTGAAAAAAGAATTGGATCTTTACAGCTCTCTATTAGAATCAAAACAACTAGAGGCTTCTTTCTCAAAAAGGTTACTTGAGGAAACAAAGAAAGATTTTTATGGTCTTGATCGAAAATCTATTTTCAATTCGCAAACAAGTCTCATAAACAAAATGAATAAACATTTAGGTCCGGATGTGTTCTCCAACTTCATACCAAATTATAAAGATCTTGCTTCTGTTGGCCTATACTTTCAAAACGACAACCTTCCTGCGAAGAAAAGAATAATGCTTGAAAATAATCTTGTTAAGTTTCTTGGGAGAGAAGAGAGTGTGCTAAATGAAATGAGACACTTAGATAATTTAGAATACAAAACTTTTGTAAAAAAATTCAACAACGCATATGAAAGAACTTTGAGACAAGAACAAAAAGATTTGTTAACGAATTATATTGTGTCATTTTCTGATAACGGAGTGGGTCTAAAATCTTTTTTAAATGAAGAGATTGGAAGGCTCAAGAAGGCCGTAGAGCTGCAGATCGTAGAGGGCACTAACCCCGCCAATATCGAAAATTTTAAAAAAGTTAAGACAAAGCTGTACAACTATGCAAAAACTCCAATAAATCAGCAAATGATTGAGGAAGTTTTTTATATTCAAGATTTGATTTCGGAGGTTTCAAGAAATGAGCCTAAAAATTAATATTGCCAACGACGAAAAAGAAGAGATTGTAGAACAAGAAGATACTTTAAAAATCAAAGTCACTCCAAGCGAACAAGGTGTGGGCGTAGAAGTTATTGAAGAAGAAAAAATAGATTTCAATCTTAAACTGCGTTCTGCCATGAATGGAGACTTGATCATTTTAGACCACAAAGATATTGATATCGTAATACAATCAAAGAACAATAAAGTGGTTACATTTGCGAAAGATGCAATGTCGGATGCTGTATACGGAGCAGAATCTCGCTTGTTAGAGTTCCTTAGAAAGAAAGGAATAATAAAGTATGATTCGATTCAGGGAGGCAACATCTATGGATCTCTCGAGGGAACACTGATGGAATCTTCCGGCCCAGATCCAGTTAAATCAACTTTGCTTAATATTAGCGAATGGATGAAGACCGAAGAGCCATATATCAAAGCCACAACAGCTTACGAAGATATGCAAGACGATGCCCTAATAGATCCTGACAATAAAGACTCAACAGACCTAGGGGATGTGCCACAAGAGGAAGAAAAGGGTTCAATCAGTACGAGAACAATTTTTGCTCCTTATATGTATGGAAGGTTTGCTTACTAATGAAGTTAATTCTAGAAAGATTTAAAAGATTTTTACAAGGGGATAAGTTAAATCAATTAGCGCTTTTTCACGCTAAAGATTCTGATGTTCAAACAGTTGTTCTCTATGTGCCCTCATTAAATCCAAGTGTGATTGCCGGTATAGAAATAGCAAAAACTCAAGAGCCTTGTGTTCCACTGACTTATCAAGTAGAGTGGGTGTTTACCAAAAAAGAATATAGAGGTGAAGGTGTAGGGGAAGATATGTATGGGATTTGTTTCTTTCTTGTTAACAGGCTAGGCATGGGACTCACTTCAGATCAGAATGCTGGAACAAGTGCTGCTGCTGGAAAAAGATGGGCAAAATTAGTGAAAGACAAAAACACTGTTGCTAGAAAGACTCCTTTTGGTAATAGTGAATTTGATTACGATGGAAATAAAACCCCAAAGGATCCACTTGATAATTGCGGCCTTGATGGAAAGGGACCGAAAGGCGCTGGAATTGACCAAAGTCTTATGATGAAAGATTATAAAAAATATGCTGAACTTTATCGTAAATTAAAAGGAAATCATCAAAAATTCTTGTCGACAGTTCCGGACAACAAAAAGAAGCAATTTGAAAATGATTTAGAACAAATTGCTTTTGAAGAATTCTCTATTGCATATGACGGAGATTAATATTGTGTCAAAGAACATGAAATTAATAATGGAAAGTTGGCGGTCATCTCCAATAGTGCAAAAAGTATTTGGCGACAGATTTAAGCATGATGCTCGCGAACCAAAAAAAATAGAAGACGATGATCTCCCTTTAGCGTTATTAATTGACGTCAATGAATATAGCGAAGACGAAAGTGGCCTACCTAAACATGAACTGGTTTTGTACAAACAAACAGTAAAGCAAGAGACAGAAAATCAAGTTATTTATAGTAACCCTAGGGTTATTGGAATGATAACAGTTAGCTTGACGTCATACCCTTGTATAGCGCCAACATATCAAGTTAATTTCTCCGCTGTTGATTCTGATTTTCAAGGTGAAGGTTACGGATCATTAATGTATGGGTTGGCTTTTCATTATGTAAATAACATGATGGGAGCAGGCTTAACTTCAGACCATGATCACTCAACTTCACCAGCGGCGGAAAAACTTTGGAACAAATTAGCGGACACCAAGGGTATGGTAAAAAAGAAGACAGCCGCAGGTAATGATGAGTTCGATTACCTAGATAAAACTAAAGATCCTGATGACGATTGTGATTATGGTTACGCCGAGAAAACCATTGTATCAGATTTATTTGGAGATAAATATCGTAAAGGAAATGCTACTTCACATAGTTGGATAATGAAAAATAATAAATTTAAAACTGCTTTTGATAAATTGAGAAAACAAAATGACACTTATTTTAAACTATCATCAGACAAAGAAGAGTTTACAAACAATTTAGTCAAACAAGCATCTAAGCTTTTTGATAAAGAATACGGAGAATAAATGAACCTATTGAGCTTTGTTCTTACCGCTTATGGTATGACTTTTATAATGGTGTATGGTAAAATCTTTGAGGACATAAGACCGAAGAAAGATTACACAAAAAAATGGAACACTCTTTTTCACTGCCCTTTGTGTATGGGCTTTTGGTGCTCTCTGTTTCTATTTTGCATAAATGGTTTTACAGAACTATTTACATTTGAGTATTCTTTAGGGAATGCTTTTTGCTTGTCCTGTTTAGGGGCTGGTACAACATATTTGCTCTCCATGATCGTTGATGACTTTGGTGTGAGAGTATCGTCAAGATCAGGAGGTGAGTAATGTTGACGATTAAACGCTGGATGCTTCAACCTGTCCGCCGTTGCTGTTCAGGTAGCTGACTCGAGCGGGTAGCGCCCGCTCTTCTTATTTGAGGAAAAAAATGTCTAAAAATTTATTGAGAGAATTCTATGCTTTATGCGAGGGTGGTATTTGCCAAGATCTTTTAACCGAAAGAGAAAAGATGGAAATGGCAAATGGAACTTTATATTTGTCAGGTCGCCTCCAAACTGCTGACAAGAAAAACGGAAATGGTAGAGTATACCCACATGAAGTTTTAAAAAGAGAAATAAAAAATTACATGGATATCGTAAAAGATAATCGTGCTTGCGGAGAGCTAGATCACCCTGATGATTCTGTGGTGAATCTCAAAAATGTATCCCACATTATAACAGACATCTGGTGGGAAGGAAAAGATGTTATGGGAAAAATCAAGGTGCTTGACACGCCTAGTGGTCGTATTTTAAAAGATCTCGTAAACGCTGGTGTAAAGCTTGGTATTTCTTCTCGTGGATTAGGCTCTGTACGTGAAAGTATGGGCGTTGTCACCGTAGAAAATGATTTTCAATTAATCTGTTTCGACATGGTTTCTGAGCCTTCGACGCCGAATGCTTATGTATACCCAAAACAAAACAACAATGTTAGCGCTCGCCTTAGAGAGGTGAAAGAAAATAACATTGATAATCTATTTAAAAAGATTCTAGGGGAATAAATGAACAAAAATGAACTTAAAAAAATCCTTAAACCTTTGATAAAAGAATGTATTAAGGAAGTTATTTTTGAGGATGGCACTCTTTCTACAATAATTTCCGAGGTTGTAAAAGGGACTAGTCAGAATATTGTATCTTCAAAGCCGACCGCTAATGTCAGTCAGCAGTTTTCAAATGAAGCACAAATATTAAGACAAGAAGAGAAACAAAAGCAACTGAAGGAAAGAAGAAAGAAGATGCTTGACGCTATTGGTAGAGACTCTTACAACGGAGTTGATCTATTCGAAGGAACAACACCCACGGCACCTCCTAGAAGTAACTCTTCTGCACCACAAGGCTCACAGCCACTAGATGGTGTTGACCCTAGAGATCCCGGCGTTGATATTTCATCTTTCGGTATGAGCTCGGGAATTTGGAAAAAATTAGCAGGAAATTAAATGGCTACGAATCACATAGGTAGACCTCGAAAAAATGAGGATCCAAATCGTTTTATAAAGCGGTTTATCAAAAAATGCAAAAAATTAGGTATAATTGATGAAGTAAAGGACAGAAGATATTATAAAAAGCCTTCTGTTAAAAAACGATTGGCGAAAAAACGGGCCATAGCTAGAAACAAAAAAGAACTTCGCAAACGACAGCGGAGCAATAATTAAATAAAATTACTAGTTATGTAGTAGGAGTTTTGAAGTATGTCTTCTAATGTTTATTCGGTCGGTTTAAGAAACGCAGGATCTTATCAGGTATCCGGTCAGCCTTATTTAAGCGGTGCTGTATCGTCTGATGTGATAGGGTCTGTTTTGTCTTCTTCTTTTAGTTTTCCTTATGTAACTAAAACAGTTCGCATCACCAACGAAGATGCAGCCGACAATTTGATTGTCAGTTTTGCACCAATGCTTTCTTCCGAGACTGGTTCGTACGGATTCAATAATGCCGCATCTGGTTCTGGTAATTGGTTGTTTCTATCAGCTTCCACATCAATCGAGTTAGATGTAAAGTGTAAACAAATCTTTGTATCTCCTGCTCAAGCAACTGCGGTGTCTTGTTCGGTTTATGCTGAACTAACCAATATACCTACTAGTAGATTGTATTCTTATGATGGATTAAGCGGTGTCACAACAATTAGTTCGTCAACATCACAAAATAGTCACTACGGAGTGGGAGTTAATAACGTTGGTTCTTATCTAGTGTCAGGACAACCTTACATAACAGGGTCTTTTATTTCTTCTAATGAAAACAAAATAGGCGCCGGTGCGGAAAAAACAATTAGTTTTCCAAATGTAACAAAAACACTTTCTGTTTGGAATTATTCAAGCGACCCAGCAAGTAAATTAAGAATTACATTCGCAAACACTGGTTCAATCCAAGGCTATCCTGCCTGTTATATAGAATTAGCTCAAAATGAAACCACCACTTTGAATGTTAAATGTAAAGATGTTTATCTCTCTTCTGTTGGTGGTGATGTTTTGTGGAAAATTTATGGTAGTTTAACAGGTATTCCAAGACAAAGGATGTATGACTTAACTGGCTCTGGAATAACACACTAAAAGGAGTCTCAAATGTCATCTAATATTTATAATGCTGGCTTAAGAAATGTTGGGTCTTATCAGGTTTCTGGTGTGCCGTTTGTTACTCGTAGATCAGTTAATTCTGGGGACGAAGTTAAGATTGAATTCCCTAGTGTTACAAAGAATATAAAAATAAGGATACCAAGCTCGCCAAATAATGCCTTGGATAATAGCACTGCCGACGGATCAGATCGAATAAGAACAGCAGATGATGCTAATAATATTAATGATCCCGGAGTATACAACTTAGGTAATACTAATGATTTCACAGTATCCTTTTGGTTTAGTTATGAAGGGGGCGGTAATCACATTTTCGATTTAACATCTGGTGGTACAAACCGCGTTAATAAATTTTTTCGCAATGGTGCGGGAGTATTTAATTGGACAGGAGTTTCAGGACTTAGCATTTCTGGTATATCCGAACCGGGCTATCATCATGTTGTTATAACTCAACTCACAGGAAACGTGCATTACTATATTGACAACAATCACGACTCTGTAAACGCTACAAGCGCACCAGCGTTTGATGATATTGTTGTTTCTCCTAACGTAGGGCCAGCCGGTAAAGGGGACATTAAAATAGATGAAATAACGGTTTGGAATACCGGTATGACAAACGCAGAATTTTTAGAGTTAAATAACAATGGCGAGTGGTTTAATCCAAATTATCATTCAAAAAAAGCAAACTTGTTAACTTGGCATACAATGGGCGACGCTTCTGGTGATAATTTGACAAGCAGCCCTGTCATAAAAGACTTAGCGGGAACCGATGAGCCTTTAAATCTTTTCAGCGGACAGCCAATCGGTGTATTCACTTCGGGGCCTTTTACCTCACAATCAACAGGCAAACTTCGTGTTCACTTATTAAGCACGGGTTCCGCTAGTGGAGCAAATATAGTTGCCAACAAACATTATTATGAATTGCAAGGGTATGGGTCTTCAATAACTTTACCGATGAAAACAAAAGAAATTTATCTTACAGGCGTTGATTCTCAAGTTACTTTCGAGATAACAGCAGAATTAACAAACATATCTACAAATAGTATGTATAACTTGACCGGTTCGGGAATCGATGAGTAATGGCAGAATTCGGGTGGCTGTATGTATACGGGAACAAGGTAGGTGGGCCGTCTGGTTCTCTACAGGTTGCTAAAGACCAAAACCTAAGTGGTAGCAAAAACCTCAAATACAACGAAGATACAAACACGCTTAATCTAACAGGGACTTTGAATGTTTCTGGTGCAATCAATGCAAACGCGCTGAACATCAATGTCACCAATAGAAATGTTATAAATCTATCATCAACTGGGTCTACCAACTTTGGGAACGACTGCTCTGATAACCATGTTTTCACCGGCAGTGTTTTATTAAGCTGCTCCTCGACTCCATTAAATATTATAGGACTCCAATCAGGTTCTGGTATTCCCGGCGATTCTTTTCTTGCAATTGACTCCAATAACAACATAATCTTGACATCTAGCGCTGAAGGTGGAGGCTTAATTGACGAATATACAAAT